TAGAAAACAAAAGACAAGAAAAAAATTAGATGAGATATCGTGCGGGAGTGCGAAATCTTTTCCTAAACAATTAGGGTTAGAGGAATATTTTAAATGTCCTATATGGTTTGCTGATCAACCAGCATTTGTAGATGACCTAAATAAAGCATCTGATTCTTATATAGAGACATCAAAGAAAAATTTAAAAGAAACAATAGATAAAAGAAATAAAAAGTTTGGAGATAAAGGAGATATGGGTAATGTGTTTCACTCAACAACTTTAATAGGTGATCCTAATTTTAAACAATTACAAGATTACATAGGTGCAACATCACATAACTTATTAAATGAGATGGGTTTTGATTTAACAAATTATTCCGTTTTTACTACAGAAATGTGGGTGCAAGAATTTGCTAAAAAAGGTGGTGGACACCATACTTTACACACTCATTGGAATGGCCACATGTCCGGTTTTTATTTTTTAGAGGCTAGTGAAAAAACATCGATGCCTATATTTCAAGACCCAAGAGCTGGTAATATAATGAATCTTTTACCTGAAAAAGATACTTCAAAAGTAACCTACGCATCAGCACAAGTACATTATCAAGCTATACCAGGAAGACTGATATTCTTTCCGTCATATATGCCGCATATGTATTCTGTAGATCTGGGGTATGAACCATTCAGGTTTATACATTTTAACTGTCAAGCTATACCGAAGGGAGTATTAAATGTCGTTCAAAAATAATAAATATACAGTATTAAAAGGAGCTATCTCACCTGAGATTGCAGAGTTTGTTTATAAATATTTTTTAAACAAAAGAGAAGTTGCAAGATTTTTATTTGATCAAAAATATTTATCACCTTTTACAGAATACTTTGGTATATGGAATGATGAACAGGTACCAAATACTTATTCACATTACAGTGATATTGCAATGGAGACTTTATTAAAAGAAGTAAAACCTGTAATGGAAAAACATACAAAATTAAAATTATCTGAGACTTATTCATATGCAAGAATATACAAAGAAGGTGATGTCCTAGCTCGTCACAAAGATAGATATTCATGTGAAATATCTACTACATTAAATCTAGGTGGTGACCCATGGCCCATTTATCTTGATCCAACAGGTAAAACTGGTCAAGCTGGTGTTAAAGTGAGTCTTGAACCAGGAGACATGTTAATCTATTCTGGTTGTGATCTTGAACATTGGAGAGAAGAATTTAAAGGAAAGAACTGTGGGCAAGTATTTTTACATTATAACAAAGCTAGTTCTAAAACAGCTAAAGAAAACTATTTAGACAAACGACCTTTACTAGGTGCACCTGCCTGGTTCAAAGGCGTGAAGTTGACAAAATCTAAAAAATAGTCTATACACTAGGCTTGCAGGGGGATGATCCACCACAGATTCCCTCTGCTTTTAATCTGTTGCTCTCAATAGAAATGTGATATAACCTACATAAACGGATTAATTTATGTTACAAAAAATAGGCTTTCAACCAGGATTTAATAAACAAATTACAGAAACCACAGCCGAAGGACAATGGGTTGGTGGAGATAATGTACGTTTTAGATATGGTACACCTGAAAAGATAGGTGGCTGGTCACAGTTAGGTGAGTCTAAACTTACAGGAGCTGCAAGAGCTTTACATCATTTAGTCAATAAATCTGGTAACAAGTTTGCAATCATAGGTACAAACAGGATTTTATACGCTTACACAGGTGGTGTATTTTATGACATTCATCCTATCAAAACTACAACAACATTAACTAATGCATTTAGTACAACGAATGGTTCAACAACGGTTACATTAACATTCAGCACGGACCATAATATAGCAGTCAACGATATTTTACTTTTAGATAATTTTACAGCTATTACAAACTCTAACTATTCAGCATCAGACTTTGATGATAAAAAATTTATGGTGACATCTGTTCCAACAGGAACAACTTTAACTATTACAATGCCATCATCAGAGACAGGTTCAGGTGCTACAGCATCTGGTGGTATCAGAGTACAGCATTATTATCCAGTAGGACCCGCAGAACAATTACCCGGCTTTGGTTGGGGATTAGCTGCATGGGGTGGAACTGTAACAGGTGAAGCAACTACTACTTTAAATGGTGGTATCAATGCTGTAACTACAACTATTGTATTAACAGATGCATCTTTGTTTCCAACATCAGGTACAAACTTTATACAAATAGGATCAGAAGAAATTTCATACACAGGTATAAGTAGTAATACTCTAACAGGTGTTACAAGAGGGGTTAGAAATACAACAGCAGCAACTCATTCAAATGGAGCAACCATATTAAATAGTTCTGATTATATTGCATGGGGTGAAGCAGCATCAGGTGACTTAGTTATTGATCCCGGTTTATGGTCTATTGATAACTTTGGCGACAAAGTAATTGCATTAATTCATAATGCACAAGTATTTGAATGGGATTCAAATGCAACAAACGCTGTAACAAATAGAGCAACTATTATTAGTGGTGCGCCAACAGCATCACGTGATATGTTAGTATCTACTCCTGATAGACACTTAGTATTCTTTGGAACAGAAACAACGATTGGAACACCATCTACACAAGATGAAATGTTTATTAGATTTTCAAATCAAGAAGATATCAACACTTATCAACCAACAGCGGTTAACACAGCAGGTACACAAAGACTTGCAGATGGATCTAAAATTGTAGGTGCAGTTAGAGGTAGAGATGCAATCTATGTTTGGACTGATACATCTTTATTTACCATGAGATTTATTGGTCAACCATTTACATTTGGTTTTCAACAAGTAGGAACTAACTGTGGTTTGATTGGACAGAACGCTGCATTAGAAGTTGATGGTGCTGCATATTGGTTTTCAGAAAATGGTTTCTTTAAATACTCTGGTAACCTTGAGACTATGATTTGTTTAGTAGAAGATTTTGTTTTTGATGATTTAAATACAACAGCTAACCAATTAATTAATGTTGGATTAAATAATTTATTTGGTGAGATTACTTGGTTTTACTGTACGGAAAGTTCAACTGTAATTAATAGATGTGTAACATATAACTACATGGACTCAACACCACAAAGACCTGTATGGACTACAGGAACTTTATCAAGAGGTGCATGGCAGGATTCATCTGTGTTTGGTTTACCACACGCAACTAGTTTTACTGCAGGTGATGATTCATCGTTTGATGTAGTAGGAAACACTGAAGGAAGCACAATATACTTTGAACATGAAAAAGGAACGGATGAAGCATTGGCAAGTGGTATAAATGTAGTTACCTCTAATATTGAATCAGGAGACTTTGATATTACAGCACAAAGATCTAGACAAGGTCAACAAACAGGTGTTGCAACATTCCAAGGAGATGGTGAATTTATTATGAAGATTAGAAGATTTATACCTGACTTTTTATCTCAAACAGGAAATACACAAGTAACTTTACAGCTTAGAAATTATCCAAATAGCTCGCAAGCAAGCTCACCACTTGGCCCCTTTACAATTACCAGTTCTACTGATAAAGTAGATACACGTGCAAGAGCAAGAGCCATGTCTTTGAAAATAGCTAATACAGCTGCTAATCAAAGCTGGAAGCTTGGTACGTTTAGATTAGACACGCAACCAGACGGAAGAAGATAATGGCTACATTAGCACAATTAGCACAAGCATATTTAAATCAAGGATTACCTAGTATATCTGGTATATTCCAACCTAGAGCTGACACACCAGTTGAAGAACCAGTTGAAGAAACTATACCTGGTATTACTCCACAACTATTACAACCAATGGGTGGCGGCGGTGGATTTAATCCATACAATATAAATCCAAACGATCCTAATGTAAGAACTTCTAAAAATTATAGTCCCTATAATATGAGACAAGCTTATGCGAGTACTTATAGAGGTCCCAATGATCCAGGAGTAGGTATACCTTCAGGTATATTATCAGACTCAAGTTTTTTATATGGTGAACCTACAGGAATTGGAAAAACCTTAAGTACAGCAGCAAACTTCATACCTGGTATTGGAGGTTTAAAAAAAGGAGCTGAATTTTTAGGTGGTATTATACCTGTAAATAGAAGAGGTATTTTAGAAAACGAATTATTAGGTGGTGGTATTATGTTAGATGACATAGGTAGAATTGTAACAAATAATTACAATACACCAGAAGGAATTATGGCTGGATACAATGCTGCAAAATTATCTCCAGAATCTTTTGATAAAAGAACATCAAACATTAGAGATACACTAAAAGAGAAATACAATTTATCCGATGCACAAATAGACGATGTAGTTTCTGAAATAGAAGAAACAGGAGAATACAAAGGAGATTTAGGATTTAATCCAAATATGGGTACAACTACTAATTTATTTAGTAATCTTGTTAATATAAATAAAGCTAAAAATATATTTAATCAGAAACAAAATTTAGCTAGTTTAATTACAAAAAAACAAGAAGCTAAAAAAGGAATCCCTGAACAAAATATTGCAGTCTCTCGTAAAAATGATGCTACTAGAAATGATGGTAGTATAGGTGGAGGTAGCTACGATAGAGGTAGAGACTATAGTGGAGCAAGTGATAAATCAGCAGGAGATAGATCAAGAACAAGAGATGCAAGAAGTTCTGATTTAGGTTTTAGTGATGTAAGATTAAAAGAAAATGTAGAGTTAATTGGTAAGTCACCATCTAATATAAATATTTATAAATTTAATTACAAAGATAACCCAACAACTTATCAGGGAGCAATGGCTCACGAAGTACCTTGGGCATCTGTTAAACATTCTAATGGTTATATGATGATTGACTATAATCAAATAGATGTGGAATTTAAAAAATGGCAAAAGTAACAGTAGTATTTACTAGACCCAGTAAAGAATACAGACAACAAGATGCTGATTCT